AACGGGCTGAGACCACCATGTCTATTTCCTTGCTTTCCCACGTGGCGGCGGCTTCGGCGGCCGGCGGAAATATCACAACTGGGGCAATCAACACGTCCGGGGCCTTTCTGATTGCGGCGCATGTCGTTTGGCAATCGACTGCGACAAGCCCGGTGTTTGCCGATTCTCTTGGGAATACGTGGTTGCAGGTTCCCTCCCAAACCGAAAACGGCGTGGGGACGCTGTTCTATTCGATCTTCCCGAAAACCGGGGCGGGGCATACCTTCTCTATTTCCGCCTCAAACCTGTCCTATGGTGCTCTCTGCGTGGCGGCTTTCTCGGAAGCCGGCTATACGGCTTCGCTCGATCAGTCGAGCGGGGCGGGCTCATCTGGTTCGGTTGCAACTTTTCAGCCTGGTAGCGTGACTCCTACGGTAAACGGGGAAGTGCTCATCACGGGAATCGCCTTTGGGGGTTCTGCCTCCGCGATGAGCATAGATTCGGGCTTTGCCATTACCGATTTCAGGCCAAATGTCCCGGGGGATTCCTATGGTTGCTCGTTGGCCTACATGGTACAGCCCGCGGCGGCGGCGGTTAACCCGACCTGGACGGCAACGAGCGGGAGCATGGCGCTTCCGGTTTCAAGCATTGCCACTTTTAAGGTGTTCCTGAACATTGCGAATGCGCGCGTTTACCAGTCGGCCTTTGAAATCGTGGCGTTGGGAAACCCCTATGCGCAGGTTTCGCAATCGGCCTTTGAAATCGTGGCGTTGGGAAACCCCTATGCGCAGGTTTCGCAATCGGCGCTCGAATTGGTTGTGATACCGGGGCCGACTCCGGTTATTCCGCTCATCGGCGTGCAAATCATCTTCCGGGGCGTGAAGCGATCGCCGGATAGTACCTCTGAACCCCTCGAAGAGGTTCAAGAGGCTCCGCACGTCCAAAAAGCGGTATAGTCGGTTCATGCGGTGTCCGACGTGGCCTAGTAAACCAGACGCGCTTCCGTTAGGTAACTCTACTTCCCTAGAACAGAAGCCTCCGCAACGCTCCTACAGTATGATCGAAGTGCGCTATCGGGACGGCCAAACTGAGACCTTCCCGCCCGATTACCGCTTTGCCTCAGACGGAGCGGACGCGCGTGTCCTATGGGTCTTAGACGCAGTAGGGCCGGTCTACAGGCGGCTTATGGGGCTGGTGGAAAGCATCAGCCTGAAAGAGGTCGCGGCGTAATGTGGACCTATGAGCAATCGACGGGTAAGCTCTACCACTTCAATGAACTGGTGGGTATGGGCTATTCGGGGCACCTGGACGGCAAGAACAATCCGGCGGCGCAAAATGAGCCTGACACGGGGCCGCTTCCCGAAGGAACCTACACGATAGGGCCGTCCTTCGATTCCCCGACGCATGGGCCGGTTGCAATGCGGCTGACTCCAGACCCGGAAAACCAGATGTTTGGGCGCGCTGGCTTCCTGATGCACGGGGATTCGATCATTCATCCCGGTATGGCGTCCCTCGGCTGCATAATCCAAATGCGGGCGGTACGTGAGGCGGTATCCGCTTCAATGGATAAGTCCCTGGTGGTTGTGGCTGCTATAGCGGCGGCAAGGGGGCAAGCGTGAGGTTGCCTGGTCATGTCGGTGGTACGCGCGTCTACAGCTTGAAGGCGAAAGCGGCGGTTGTACGTGGCGCTCGGCGCGGCGGGCAGGTTGCGAACACGAAACGGAAGGTCAAGTACGGTGTGGTGTCGTTTCTAGCGGCGGCAAGAAGGCAAGGTTGAATGTACCAGTGGCGCGGTAACGGCTTAGGCGATCTCGTTTCCTCCATTGCGGCCGCAATCACGCAAATGGAAAATGCGAATCCGGCGCTGAACAATCCGGGGAATCTGACCGTACCGGGCACGGGGAAGCTCGCCAGCTATCCCGATCTCGCGACGGGGGAAGCGGCGCTCGACAACCAAATTCAATTGAACATCAATCGAGGGCTGAACCTGGAACAGTTCTTCGGTGGTGAGCCGGGGGTGTATGCGGGGTACGCTCCGGCGCCGTCTGCGGCTTGCGGCGGCGGCTGCACGGGCAACAATCCAAGCAACTACGCCAATTTCGTAGCGGGGCAGATTGGGGCGGACACGTCAACTCCGCTTTCGCAACTTCAAGCGGGGGCATCCGGGGCATCTACGGACTTCTCAGGGGCGCTTGCGGACCTCTCTGGCGATTCAACCGATACCAGCGTCTCCGATTCCTCCGGCGGCATTTCCTCCACTGTTCTCATTGCTCTTGCGGCGGCGGCGGTGGGGCTGGCAGTGTGGGCGGCGGCGGCTTAGGCGTCGATCAGTATCACTTCCCGCACGGTGACGCCGGGGTCTTTGCGGGCTTTCATCTTGCGAAGTAGGGCGCGGGCTTCCTCTAACTTTGCATCATTCTTGACGCGGGCGGCGGCGGCTTTTCCAAGCATCCAGCAATAAGTACGCACGCTGCTGATATTCGCATCCAGCAACTTAACCCTTTTGCCTTTGTATCCCGTGATGATTACGGGTAGATGCTCGAATCCTGGTAGCAGGAATTGGGCGCGCTGCTCGGCGGCTTGCTTGCGGCGCTCTGCCACGATGCCATGACGATAGAAGTCTTTCAAGAGGATCGCGCTTAGGGCTTCGGCAAATTCGTCCCGGTCCTGGTACATCGTTTCCGCTATCTGAATCGCGGGCGTTTTCGGGTAAAGGATTAGGGCCGTTTGGATCGCTTCGCGGGCCTCTTTTAAGGTGTCAGAATGGAGTGGCCGCTCCATTGTGTAGCTTTTTCGCAACGGTCTGCTATCATCGGTTTGCATCTTGAGAAACCATCCTTTCTCGGTGCCGGGGTCCGTGCCGTTTCAGCGGTGCGGACTCCATTATTGTAACCCTCTCCCCTCTTGCGGTGCTACTATCGAAATCGAGGTATCACACATGAACATCGGTAGTCTTTTCAGCTCCATCGGCCACAAGATCGCTACGCTTTTCGGCTCTCATCAAGCCGTGATTCAAGCCGTGCTTTTGGACGCGCAAGAGGCGGTTGGCGCCGCCAAGTCGGTAGCCGCGGCGTTGAACGAACCCGCGAGCTTTCAGACGGTGCTTGGCGGCGTCTCGGACGGTTTGAGTAAGGTCTCGGCTACTGTCACGGCGGAAGCATCGGCGGAAACGCTGACGCAACACGCTTCGGATATCACGGCCCTGGTCGCGGGCCTGTTCCAGACCACAACTGATGTGGGCGTGAAAAGCGCGATCACGAAAACGGCCATTGGTACGGCTCTCATCAAGGTCAACGCGGTAGTTGGCGCCCTTGAGACGGCGGCAACGGCGGCAAGCCCCACGGCATAACCTCCCATGGCGGTTCAACTTCAACTTCCGGCAGTGGTGGAACCTGTACCGCTGCCGGAATACGTCAAGGGCAAACTGGAGGGGCTGGAGTACCGCATAATCGCCCGCAATGCCAAGAGGGCCTGGCGGAATGCGAGACGCCGTATCCGGCTCCAGTCAAAGCAGGGGAAGGCGGCAACGGAGTGAAGCGGGCTTGGCTCGGCCTTTGTTTCCTTGTGATCCCTGCGCCGGCCAAAATCACTTGGACTACGGCGGCGGCGGTTTCGACCATCGCCGTCAACGTCCTGGATATCAAAACGACTGCCACAAAGGCGGTGAAGGCTGCTAAGGCAGTCAAAAAGGGTACGGTAAAAGCGGCTCGAAAAGTCGCGGGGAAGTAGGACAGAAAATGGACGTAACGGGCGGTTTGGCTGATGCGGTAAACAAGATCAAGGCGGCGCTTCCGGGGCTGGTGGCGTCGGGGAATGCGGACGCGGCGGCGCTTCTGAGTCAGGCGCAAGCGGCGATTCAATCGGAAATTGACCGAATGGAAGCGGACGGCGAAAAACTGGTTACGGCGATTTCTGTGGCGCTCGATCGGGCAACGGCGCAACTCGCAAACGAATTTCAGATGGCCCTGAACCGATTGGACGGTGCCACTGTGACGGCTACCATCAAACTGGCTTCGGATCATTCCGAGCCCAAAACCTCCGCTTGACGCCTTCTGTGAGCGGTGGTAGAGTCTTCTTCAAGCGATTGCATGAATTCCTCTGACTTAATGGACGCGCGGTTAGACATCGAGGGAGGACACGCGCGTCCGCCTTCTTCCTAAACCTCTACAGGTAGGACATGTGTCCGCCTATACCACTTAAGTCCTTTTATCTTAATACGCCTTTCTCTATCTCTTCACTTTTGTTTCGCTTCACTTTCGCCCCTATTTCGCCTTTTCGCAAATTTCCCCGCTCGAGTCCCTCCAGCGGGCCTCCAGCGTCACAACAGGCAGTTTTCCCCTCCGGTGTCTTCTAAAAGTGAATCTAGGGCCGTTTCCGCCTCAAGGCTATAGGCTGTAGACGGTATCGCCCCACTCGTTTTGGACTAACGCGCGGCCTTTGGGGGAATTGGGCTTGACGATCTGGGCTTGACGGATAGCGGTTTCGAGCGAAGGGGTTGAGCCGGCGGGGAGCCAATCTGGGGAGATAGCAGGGCAAAAGTACCAGACCCAGTACATTACTGGACCTCGGCGGCTAGGATTGCATCGGCTCTAGCTCTCAGGAACGCAAGGCGGTCCTTGCTCCATTTTTGAAAGTGCTGGGAACCGGTATCGTTCGGCCAGCGGTTCAGGCGGGGGTTATTTTGGTGCTGCACTTCTGGGCGCACACGTGGTCTACCTGGCTTCATGGCTCAGTAACACTCTTCCTGTCCACCAGAGAGCGCCCATCCCGATGTGGCACCACTGGAACTTAAACGAAAATACCATCCTGGTGGAACGATGAAAGTGACAGGCCAGTAAGTGGCTAATCCAACAAAGGTTCCCGGCCCGGTGCCTGCCGAATTCCAGGGCGCGCCTTCGATCTGAATGGATACGGCAGTCATATCGATGGCGTCATAGGTTAGGCGGAAGGCTACGCAGGGGACTCCCAGCGATGTATTGGCGTGCGTGGGGCCGGTCGCGGCGCTCGTGTACGGGTCTGTCCACTGGCAGTCCGGTGGGCCTTGCCCAAAGCACGGCGCCGCTAGGAGAAGAATCGTTGCGAGAAGGCAGATCTTTGTGAAAAGGGAAAGGGCTGTTGAGAGCTTCATGGAGCCATTATAGGCCCGCTAGAGTTCTTGGAGGGCGCGGCGGCGGGCGGATTCGATGTTTCCCGATTGCATAGTAGCAATGACCGTAAGGGCCGCATAAAGGCGTTTGATTGTTCCCGCATCCCGGTCGGCTCCGGTTCGCCAGTGAGCAAGCGCCTTCTCTTGGGCTTCGATCACGCGCGATAGGCGGCACTCTTCATCTGTCGGCATTTTGCACCTTCTCTTCGAGGTGTCCGCAATCCGAGCACGCGCGGGCGGTTTCAGCGGTCTGTGGATCGGGGCTCCATGCCGGCATGGCTTTCTTGCCGCATTTGGGGCAGAGGGCGGGAAGGCGTTCAGGCATTGTCGCGTTCCCATTCTTCGGAGCTTTGGCGCTTGCGAATGAGCTTGGCGGCTTCCCGTCCTATGTTCTTGTCTCCGCGCTTGGTGAAGCGGTCGCAGATTTGGGCGCACGCTTCCCGCTCGTCTTCCCTGGTGGCGATAGACGGCTTGGCGATGGCTTCCAAGGCGGCGGCAATGCGCTTCATGGCGTTCAATTGGTCTATTGCCAGCGCCTTTATCTCGGCCACTACGGGGGATTCTAAGGGCGGGACATAATGCAATCGCCGCGCCTTTGCGGTTTTTTTGTCTGTCATTGTTGGCGCTCCCAAGGCCCAATCCAGCCACGCTGCAAGGCTCCGATCAGAAGGGTAGAAGTTGCGTCCTGCTGTGGCCCATCTCCCCACTGTACCCCTGCTTCTTTCAAACCGTCTCGAACGATCTTGACGACTTCGACGAAGGCTTGGTTGAAGGGAATTGGCTGAGCGGGGCGCGTGGCCGGCGCGGGCTGCGTTCGGGGCATCGGGCCGTATGTGCCGGTTCCCTTCTGGTCAAAAAGGCGGGGCTGGGCGGCGGGTTGCGTGGAGGGCATCTCTCGCACCCTCGTGGCGCGCTTACGTCCTGGTACGGCAAGGGGCGCAACGGGGACGGCCTCGGCTTCTTTGGTGGCTCGTTCTTTTTCAGTTGCGGGCGATAGCGTCATTTCGATATAGGGCAGTCCTCCTTCGGATCCTACGCGCTTGGTAATCCAAAGCGTTTCGCCTGGTTGCAAGTCGAGGAGGTTTAGCCGGGTTGCGTCTGAGGTATTCAGAACGAGGTCGCGGCCGTCCGTGGTCAAGTAATGGACCTGTCCGGCGTCGGGGTTGTAGTCGCCCTGGGAGTCCTGGAGGGCTACCAGTTGCGGGATGTTTGGTGCAAACTGAAACTTCATCATCTCCATATCCTCCATGCCAGTCAGGGCTTGTCTGTTGTCGCCCCAAGGGCGTCCATGACTTCATCCATCGAAACGGTCGCGGTGCGGCTTTTGTAGTGCATCTTGAAGGCTTTGATATTCTCCCCAATCACGATAAACTCCAGCACGGTCGTATCGGCTGCGCTATCTGGAATGGTCAAGCCAAAAGTTTGGCCGATTGTCTCGCGTGCGGCGATACAAAGTGCGGCCAGAATTGCCGTTCTGCGTTTCATCTCCATATCCTCCATGCCACTCTAGGGCTTGTATGCCTCTGCCTTCAACGCCTCGAATGCTTTGGCTTTGGCTTCGTAGGCGGCTGAAACGGCTCCGCCTGCTTGGCTGAGGGCATCGCAAGCCGCTTTGTAGATCTCAAATAATTCAGTTTGCCGGGCACTGTAAATCATCTTCGTTTGAGGGCTTTCGTTCATCACGTAAAGCGCTACCCGCTCTTCCTCTTCCGTCATCTCCATATCCTCCATGCCACTCCAACAAGAGAAGCGCCAATGATTAGGCCGTACCAGAAGCCGCGGCGTCGTGCTGCCTGGTAGGGGTTGCCGCTTCGTTCCCTCCGTCGAGCTTCCCGGCGGTGGCTCCATTTCAGGATGCCTAACCAGTGCGTAGTGGCCCACCCTCCGATAAGCCAAAGGGCTAAGAGGCAGAGCACGGCGATTGTTCCAAGGGCTTCCGGGCGGGTCATGTGGTGGGGCCTCCAGCGGGCGCGGGCTTGATTGCAAATCTGACGGTCTGGTATTTGATGTAAGCGTCGCGCTCGGCGTCTAAGGCGCGGTAGTACGCTTCGCGGGCCTTCTCAGACAGTTCCAGAAATTGGAGGTAGCGCTCCCATGCTCGATTGACCTCGGCGGTCATGTGGTGGGGCCTCCAGTGGGCGCGCTCGTATTGCGGGCCTTGCGGGCCTTGCGGTATAGATACTCAGATAAGGGCGTTTCGGCAAATCCAAGCGCCCACCGAAGCGCATCGTGGGCCCCTACAGCTATGCAGGTATCCGTGGTTTGATTCGCTGTATCGAAATCAGGGCCGTACTCTGCAAGCGCGACAATTTCTTCAAGGATGATGGCTTCGGTTAGGATCATGTGGTGGGGCCTCCAGTGGGCGCGGGAGTCGGAATTATGCTCGAATCGCCATATAGGTTACAGCGGGGGCAGATCCATCCCCATGCGCGAGTACGCGTCCATCGCAGGGATTCGAGGATCTGGCGCGCTGCCGTCTTGGTTTGGGCACTTCCGCCGCCGCGACTGTCGGTGATGGTTTCGATGCGATGGCGTTTGCACATGCCGCACTCGATATTGAAGGTCGGCTCAAGTTGGCCGGGGAAGATTCTTTTCATGTGTTGGGGCCTCCAGTGGGCGCGGGCGTCCATTCCCACATCCATTCCCACAATCCAAGCGCGCCTTTGGCTGGTATCGGTTCGGGGAATTGCCGCACGTCTTCCAGAATCCAAGCGTAGCGGCCCGGTTTGTAGTCTCCCAATGAAAACTCCGGTTCGGGTGGCGGTAGCATTCTCCACGCATCGGCGCACAAGCCAAGCGCCTCCGGCGATTCCACAATGAGTTTGACGGCGACAAGGCGGCATGTTGCAAGTACGGTGCCGGTCGGGTAACCGGAGTCTTCTAAGGGATGCGGGCCGCTGTGTGCTTTTATCGCCTCATAGCAAATCGGATCAGTGGTGAATTTCCGCGCCCACTTTGGGAAGCCTTTAGCGGCGTGAATCGCAAGCGGGCCGCTGTAGGACGTACCCCATGAGCGCGTCTCGATCCGCTTGGCTCCGATGGATACCAAGGTCGCCCACGGCTGGGTAAGGGTAAGGGCTTTCATGCTGCCTTCCTCTCCGCTTCCCTCTCCACAAGGGGCGCACTTTCGATTTCCTTGCGGCGTACTGGATTGCACATCGGGCAGTACTCCCGGTGCGCCTTGCACGCTTCTACGATCTCCCCGACGTTCCTGGCTCGAAGGATGGGGCCTTCAAGGGCGGGGCACATGGGCTCACTCGGTTCGGTGATACAGACGCAATCGACGCCGATCAGTAAGCCGGAGCCCGCGTCAAGTGTTCGCGTTTCCGCCGGCCTTCCGCACGATTCGCAGGGCAGGGCTTCGGTGAAGAAGGGGGCCGGTTGACGCCGGGGCGCTCGGAAGGGTTCGGATTGGAAGCGGTTGGTAATGTCGTTCATTTTTCCCCCAACAAGCCCAGAACCCATCCAGTTGCAAGGCCGAAAAGCCAACCAACCACAAAACCGATCACCATCACGGGCGTATCGCAGTACCAGCAGTTACCAGCCATACGCGGCCTCCAGTACTTCTTTCGCTTGGGTTAGCAGGTGAAACAGGTGCGGATTGCCGGTTTCGGAATTGTCGGGATGCAATCGCTTGGCGGCGGCTCGATAGGCGTCTTTGAAGTTGGCGGCGCCGATTCCGGCAAAGCCCGAATTTAGCGATATGAAAACTACGGCGTCATGGGCGCTCATTTTGTCCGGGGCCGGCGGCAACTTCGCCCATCCCTTGTACTGCTCGGAATGCCGGGTTACGCCGTAGCGTTCGACGGCGCGGAGAGCTTCAAGGCTCAAGGCGATTGCCCGCAGATTGTCCGTGTAGCGCGTGTAGGTGTCGCACGGGAATGATAGATTCGGCGCGTCTTTCTTGGGCGTCTTGAACGAAAGGATTACTCCGGGTTCTGACGGGAAAACGCCAGAGCGGGGCCAACCGTCGTTTCTGATATCCGACTGCCGAAAATAGCCTTGGATCAAAACATCGCGGGCGTCCAAGTGAAACAGTTCGCGGTCAAGGTCGTCGAGCGTTCGGCTCCATGGCGCTTTGAATCGGCTTTCCGCGCGGGCTCCCGGCGGCGTCTTCTTTCCGGGCCATACTTCGACGGGAACAAAACGGGCGTTCATGCCTTGGGGGCCTCCGTGCTCTTTGAGGGGAACGATTCATCCGTGAGGGCGTCAAGGGCTACGCATCCTCGAAAGCCGTCTAACCAAACCACGGCGGTATGCCCGCTAAGGACGGTTGCCAGTGTCGAAGTCTGCCACTTGGCGCATTGCGGCTCACCGATAACGGGGTGATACCACACGTCCGAACCTACCGCGTGGGTGGCGTTGAAGGCGTCAACCTGAGCCTGTAGCGCGGTGGCGTCGGGGTACTGGAGCCTTCTGAGCTTCTGCCCCTTGCGCCATACGGGGATACGGGGGCGGCTCATTCCTTGGGTGCCTCCGTGCTCTCAGCCTTGCGGCTCAGAATAGCGTGGTAGATCCCTATGCCGGCTGATGCTCCACAAAGGAAGCCGCATAGCCATAGGAGTTGAAGTAGGGCGTTCATGCTGTTGTCCTCCGGCGTTTCGTCGCCTTTGCCTTGGCGGGCTTTGTGGCGAGTTTCGCAATCTCATTCGCGCGCGTGGCTGCTTTGTCCTCGCACGGCCTACAGGTTAGACGGCCTCCGCAACCGAGACATTTGCGGTCGCAGTAGAGGCAGTATTTGTATTCGCTCCCGCAATGTGGACAGGTCTGGTAAGCCGATTGAACGGCATCGGTGGCGCGCTGCCATGCCTCGCGTTCGCATTGGGTGAGGCGTTCCCATGCCGGGGCGTCGGCGCTTCCTGAAATGAAAGCGGAGTAGGCGCGCTTGGGCGTAAACTCGTTCATGCTGCCCTCCGGCGTTGTTTCTCGGCCCACAACTCATTGAACTGCTCTATCAGGTTTGGAATGTCCAACTGGTGCCGGTCTGCGAACGTGGCGGCGCTGGCGTGGTAGGAATCGGGGCCGGTGCGGTGGCATCGTTCGCAGAGGGGTAGGCACTTCATGGAATCGGAATTCTGGCCTAACCCGTGAGCGCCGGTGTGGGCGGCTTCGATGCGCCTTGCTGAATTGCAGACGACGCAGGGGAACGTCCGTATCCATGCCCGGTATCGCGGATCGTCTACCGGGGCCGCTTCCTGGCGGGTGATGGGCTTGGGACGGATAGCGAACGCCTGAATGCTCATCGCGTCCATGCCCCCTCTGCAATGCACCAAAGGGCGAAGGCACCAAAGAACAGGCCGATGATGGTTCCCCAGATCAAAACCTGTATCTGCATCCGGCGCCGGTCTAAGTTCTCGATTTTCATGGTGATCTTCGGGGCGCACTGTAACGCACCGTCGATGATTTTGAGGGCTTCGACCTGGTCGCGGGCGTAGAACTGAAAGGACACGCGGTACAGGTGGGATTCTTCGAGTGAGCGGCTCGGCACTGTCCGTTCACTTATGGATGCTATCGCTTGCGATTGGATATGTAGGTCGCTCACAAATCCATCGTGGACCCGTTTCAACGTGCTTGCAATACCCGCAAATGGGGGTTTCTTGATACCCTCATTTGCGGGGATTGACGTAGTTTTGAAATGGCCGCATGATGAAACGGTGACTCAAGATCCCCTGCTCGGCCCTGGTCAACATTGGGTTCCGTGGCCTCTTAGATCGCTCCTTCCGAAGTCCGCTACGGCTGGTACATCTTGTGCGCGCGGAGTGCCGTATAAAGAGACGGGCGCTCCAGTGGCTGCTGGTACGAAGGGCGTGAGGCGTAATATCAGTTCAGGCCGGAAGGCGCGGGGTTCGGCGTCCGATGATTTTGAGCGGGCTGAACGTCGGCGCCGCGAAGGGGTTTAGAATACTCTCTGTACTTCAAAAAGAAAGGCCGCCCGCTTGGTGACTGTTCAAGCGGACGGCTGGTGGGAACTGCGTTGACCAATCCAAATCTATCACAACCATCTCAAAAAAAACAACCACGCTCAGAGGGGAATGGCGTTCCGCAATGGCTCCTGGACCTCGGCATAGGGCCGGGGGAGTTCTACCTGGACGCGAAGCCGCGGCCTCGGGCTGCGATGAAGTGCGCGGGGTGGACTGGGGAAATGGGGCGCGTGTATTCGTGTCTTTCCTTGCACTGCATGGCTTTCGGATCTGAGTTGGCGATCAGGTTGGAACGCGGTAAGCAAGTCCCTTTGACGCCGAAAGATATCTCGCATGAAACGGGCATGGATCGGCGCCAAGTCCGGCGGGCGCTCGCGGCACTTGAAGCCGGGGGATTCTTGGATCGGGGTGGCGAAAACATTCACTGCTGGGTTTCGCCGCGGCCTGGGTTGGAACTTGCGCCGGTTGAGAATGAGAAGTCTTCGACGGTGGAGTATCCCTCAGACCTGCCGGATTATCTTCTCCACTACTTGCGGCGGTTCAGGCCGGCGAATCTACCGGACGCGGCACAGCTCGAAGAATTGAAGCCGCTATGCTCGGCCGGGGTAGAAATTGACACGAAGATCCGGCGCATTATGAAGCCTCAAACGGACTCTGAAAGTAGGACACGTACGCCGGGGCAAAAGTCAGGCGCAAGCGGACACGCAGGGTCGTTGCATAGGACACGCGGGTCCGCTTTGTCTGTTGGTGGAAAAGTCTCTTATAACGAACGTAACGAATTCACACGAAACGAGATAGAGACATTGGAAGAAAACATGCTCTTAAGAGAAAGAACTGAAAGAAAGAAGAATTTATCATCATCATCAAGTGCGAACGGCAAGGGAAAACCGATGATGATGACGGCTGAAATACAACAGGTCTCCGAAGCCGTCAGGAGGTTCTGTCTGCCGGAGTTGAGCGCGGTGGATCTCATGATCCGGAGCTGCCACGTGAAGTATCCGAACGTTACGCCGGCCATGATTTGTGAAGCGGTCGCAATGAAAGGCCCGCTGGCTATCGGGAAAAAGAATCCCATTGGGTTTTTGGCGGTCGCAGTTCCGAACGTACTTACAGGCGTAAGCGTGGCGGCGGGGCCGCGTGAATGTACTTGCGGGCATCGCGGGCAATGTGATTACTGCCACACGATTTAAAGGACGCTACAGTTTGTAGCGCAGTTTCCTATTGACCATTGAATCCGCAAGGTGTAGTGTTTGTGATGTACTGAATGATTTCCAGCCAAGCCTATCTCGTCAAAGCAGCCCCCCGAACCGGAGAAGAAATAACGAAAGAGTACCAAAGTACTACCACGTCCTATCTAAGTGTCTCAAAACAAAAGCAAAGTCTTCGCATAGAAACCTCTAAGTCGTTGGAAATAAACGATTCACTTACGGCGCATTTACGGGTTATTGCGAAAAACGCTTGAACCTCACGAAGCCCGAAATATCCGCCGTTGAGTTAGTCGCGTAACCTCCCCTATAAGCCCCTCGCCGGTCCCCACGTCCAATCCCTCGGCTTTTTAGTCCGATCCACGTTGCAATGCGTTTACCTGCATGGCATCGGTATGCTACAATCGGCGCACGATGGCCGAAAACACCCACGAATTGAAAACCTGCCGCTTGGAATCCTGCGGTAAGCATTTTCAGCCCACGGTATCGTGGCAAGACTTCTGTACGGCGGAACATCGGCAACTTTGGAACGCGAAACACTACTGCGGGCATCGGCGCCCAATAGCGGAGTGTAACGTTGAGGGATGCGAAGCGCGGGCGCTTTTTGAAAAGGTCAAGATGTTTGAGACTCGATTCTCTCAATGCCACTGCAAGCGGTGGTTTGAAAAGAAGCCAGGGCAGGTGCATTGCTCGAAGGAGTGCCGGTACGTTGCGAAGCATGAAGCGGAGAAGAAACGACGCACTGCATGAAGCCTCTTGCCATTGATCTCTATTGCGGGCTCGGAGGGTGGACAGAAGGGCTCCTTGCCGAAGGGTACGAGGTTGTAGGCTTCGATATTGAGCGGCATGTGTACCCCGTCCCTGAGATGCCGGAAGGGGCCTTAGATGAACGGCGGAAAGCGGCAAGCGGTACGAAGGCGGGCGGCGATTGGTTTGGAACGTATGTGGAGGAAAAGGCGCGCGGTACGATATCACCTACGCGCCTCACGGGGAAGGGGACGACGGCCCGGAAAGCGGCCTCGGCTCAGATAGCGAAAATCCCCTTTGAACTGGCCCGGTACATCGCTGCCACGTTCAAGCCGTAACCTTCTCTGGCGCCGATTCCCTTGCCTGTCGGACTACAGGGTGCTCATACTCTCCTTGCTCGGATAGAAAGTCTCGGATCTTCCTTGCAAGGGGCATAGCGGCGTTCTCAAGGGATTTTGCAAAGGGGCTCGCGGGAATCGTGTTTGCAACCATCCTCTGCAATTCCTCATTGGTCAGCGTGTTTTTCCGCGTGGCTGCATGGATCGGCGCCCTGGTTATTTCGGACGCCGCTAAGAGGGCGGCATCTCCAACGTGGTAGGACTGTATGAGCTTCAACCCCATCATGCCGGCATAGAAGCCCGTGGCCTCTCGGATGATCTCTTTGAAGTGCTGCAAATGGTATTTCTCCAGATGCCGGTGTAGGGACGCCATCATGCGAAGCGTACGCGCCTGTTCGGTCTCTCCGATGATGGGGACTCCGAAATTGATTGCGTGGTGGCAGAGTTTGCAGACGGTCAAACTGTCGATGGTCTGGGGGTTGGCGCTCACGGTTGAACCTCCTCAACTTCTTCCTGCTCTTCAAGGTCTACAACCGCTTGCGCGGCTTCCGGCTGCCACTCCACAAAGCTCTTGATGAATTCCGCGAACTTGTCTCCCGCGGCGGCGATTTCCGGCCAGAATGGGGAAGTCTGGAAGAGGCTAACGATGTTCTCGGCTCCGGCGGCTTGTTTCAGGTGCATCCACTTCAAGCCTTTCCAATCGGCGCCATATCCGTCGAAGATCCACGACGCGAAGTCGCCTCCGTCTCCCTTCCCTTCCTTAAACCACTGAATCAGGGCAGGGCCGAATTCAGAAAAGAAGGCTTGCGCCAACTGCGGGTCTACGGGCGGGGCTTCGGTTGCAGCCGGCGGCGCGCCATTGCTGGGCGGCGGGGCGGCTCCATTTGGCGCGGGCTGCTGTCCTTGAGGCAGGGCGGCGGCTCCTGGTTGCTGCTGCTGTTGCTGCGGTCGCGGCGCGGCCTGCGCGATGCGGGCTACCACCATCGGAAGGACGGGCTTTATCGAGTCGAGCAAGCCCGTCACGATGGGCTGCCAGAATTCCTCGCTGCCTGACATGCGGGAGCGGGTAACGGCCTGGAGCGCATCTTTCGCGCCTCCCCATAGACCTTTCAACCCGCCCTCGGGAATCAGCCCCAGCTTCTGGGCCTCCGCAACCAGTTCGGTGAGGTTCCCAAGTCCGGACTTGGCGGGTTGGCTTTCCTTGCGGAGTTCTGCGGCAAGGCGTTCGGAACGTTCCCGCTCTACGGTCAGCTCCAAACGCTGGTGTTCTAGCATCGTTTTCATCACTTCCACCATTGGGTTATCGGCCTTCATCGACATGAACTTTTCAGCAATGGCGAGTCCGGTCATGATTGGATCGGCGGCGGGCGTCAGGGGCGCGGCGACGGGCTGCTGTGCTTTCGCCTCTTGTTTGAAATCGTTTGCCATGTCGCGGAAGAGCCGGAACTTCTCTACCGTGTCGTCAATCGGGCGCTGTGCTTGTTCCTGCTGCTGCTGGGCGGCGGTCTTCGGCAACATCGGGGCGGCCCATGCCCACTTTTTGTTGCGCGAGTCGTTCACCCATTCGCCCGGTGGAACCTTCGGCGGAAAGTTCGGGTTGAGCATTTCGAAAATCGCGGAGTCCACCTGGTCACCGGTATTCTCCCCCGGCTTGCGGAAAGTCAGAATGGCCCGATATTTCCCGCTGCCGTGGTCAACGAGTATTTTGTCCTGGTCCACCGGCTCGTCGTACTTCATGACGAAGACGGTGCTGTTTCCGCCTTTCAATCGGTCGGTGATAGGCTCCAAACGGTAGAGGTAGACGTTAGCGCGAGTGCCCCAATCTTCCGATTGGATGCGCTTTTGGCCCTCGAAAAATGAAAGGGTTCTCATGGGCTTGTTTGGCTGGGCCTCGGCGGGTTGAGGGTCGGTTTGAACCGCTGGCGGCTCGAAGGCTTCAGGTATCTCGACCTCTACGGCTGGGACGGGGCGGGCTTTTTTGGCTATTCTGGGCATCTTTTTTGACCTTTTCTCGTGTATCCGGCTTGCACGGGCTTCGTACGGGGTCTGTAGCGCCTGTACTGTAACGTAATGTATTCCAAAGGAGATAGCGAACGCAACGGCCTCGGGAAAAGCTGTTCTACCATCTTGGTTGATGGCGCCTCAATCAGCCTCGACCTTCGGCTACTTCCAACCTTCCCCGATTCCCGATGTGGCGACGGCTGAGACTATCCTCTTTATGTGCGGCTGCATCGACGGCTCGGCGCGCAATGCCCTGGTGCAACAAGCGGCGCGGGATGCGGTAGCGGGGTTCGGTTCGCTCGGGGCCTTCGACGTTGCGGCCGGCGTGGTTGTTCCCTCGGTAGCGCAAACCAATGCGGATCTGGCGCGGGCCGTCTACTGGTACGCACGCTACAACATCGGCCGGCTGCACCATGGCGAGTTCAAAGCGCTGGTCGAAGCGTTCCCTGAAAAAAAGCAACTGCTCATCTCGCCCGATCTGCTACTCACGTCCTACCCGCAAGGCGATTGCTCGGCGTTCACAATGGCGATCTGCGCGCTGCTCAAGTGCTTGGGCATCGGTTACGAGCTGGTGGCAGTCGCTGCGGACGGGCGCGATCCGTCGATCTTCTCACACGTCTACCCGCGGGCGATCGTGGAAGGCGGGGCGCGCCTGGTGCTCGATGCGCATGCGGGCCCGTACCCGGGCTGGGAAGTACCGGCGGAAGATGTGTTCCGTAAACAGGTCTACGATTCGCAGGGGACTCCAGTGTCCGATCAGCCTTCTGGCTTTAAGGGGTTGCACATGTACCAATGGCGCGGCGGTATGGGGGATGTGGTTTGCGATTCGGAAGGGAACTGCGCGGACGATGGCAGTTCGATCGATAGCAGCGGGGCATCGGTTGATTCTTCCGGCACGGAATGCGCGTTCGGTGCGCCGGTAGGCGGCGTGTGTCCCTCCGCTACGCCTTCGGTTGGCACTGGCATTACTGGATCATCCTGCCCCAACGGTTTTCAACTGAATGCGGCAGGCGGGCAGACGGGCCTGTGCAATTCCTATCCGGCGGGTTCTCTGACGGCTCCCTCACAAAGCGACTCCGCGGCTTGGGCTAACTTTGCAACCACGTTAACGAAGTCGGGCATGACCCTTGCGGAAATCAACGCCATTCAGCCGGGTACGGTGGTAAGCGCGAATGGATCGATCCTCCGGCAATCAACCGGCCTTGCGGTGCCAGTGGGAAGCGGTAGCAGCCTTACGGCGGCGCTTGGTTCGGGCAGCGGTTCAATGCTTGTTCTGCTTGCAGTCGGACTCGGCGCATTCCTGTTATTGAAGGGCAAGGGCTGATGAATGTACCAATGGCAAGGTTTAGGGAGCAGCGAAGCAACGGGCCTGATAGAATCGGGGGCGGGCGCGGCTACAACGCTCCTGGCGGCTACGGGTACATCGGCCTCAATCGGCGGGGCGGTGGGTCTAAGCGCAGCGGTTGCGGTCCCCGTCGTTGGCGTGGCTATCGCCGCGGTCGCCCTGCTGGCCGAATACCTTATCGCCAACTCAGGGTGTGGCGTTACTTGCGTGGAAACGTCAAGCTGGGCGAATCAGGCGGCTACGCTTCTCGCTCAGAATATCGCGGCGTACTTCGATCTGCCCATTCCCCGGTCGGCATCGTCTCAAGCGGCCGCGCTTGCAACCTTCGATCAGATTTGGGCGGCCTTGGAACAGCAATGCGGGCAAGCGGGCACGGGCAACGCCGGGGTTCGGTGCATTACGGACAGGCAGGCCGGGGCGTGTACGTGGAAGCAGACGGCGGACAAAGTACCAGCCTGGGGTACGCCGGCGGCGGGGGAATGCTGGAACTGGTTCAACGGATACCGAGATCCTATCGCGAACGATCCAAACGTAGCGGACGATGCGACCGCGACGGCAACGAATCCAGCGGCGTATGTGTCCTCCGCTTTGAGTTCCGTAGCGGGCGGCTCCTCAACGGGCCTGCTGCTCTTGGCGGCGGCGGGGCTGGCAATCTATCTGATGGTGAAGTGAGGTCATAAATATGGATGCGCTCGTAAAGGTCTTGATCGGCGCGGCGGTGGCGTACGCCGGCTACGAGATGTTTTTCGCAGTTCCGGCCTCATGGACTGCAGTAGGGGGAACGTCGGCGCAGTGGGCGGCTCTTTCGTCTGCCAATCAAACGGTGTGGAATGGCTTGACGGCGGCCGAGCAGACGGCGGCGAACGCCAATCAACTCTTAGCGGCGACAAGTACTGCGACGGCTTCAACTACGGCGGCCGCTTCGACTACAGCGGCTCCGCCGTCGCCCCCGGCTACATCTCCGAATTACGGGTCACAGACGGGGCAAGCTATCCAATCGGGTTCGTGTCTTCCTGGGTTCGTTTTCAGTCCTGCGGCGGCCGGATGCGTTCAAGCTGGAGGTTCGGACGGCACTATGCCGGTCGCGCCCATAACCGCTGCGGCTCCCGTTTCTGCCTTCCCTGGTTATCCGGACGTCACGAGCCTCGCTTCCTTGGCCTTGAGGATACAGAGCATGGCGGCGCCCGATACCAACATGGTCAACGGGCAGATGCCGGGAGACCACTGGAACTATTACGCGAACGAAATCACGGGGAAGACGTTTTCGCCAGCCTACGGATCCGGTCCTATGACTTTCGCAACGTACTGGGCCGCTCAATCGCCAGTGATCGCCGCTCAAACCGGCCTGGGATCGTTGATGGCGGGCCTTGGTGCGCTGGTGAACAGGCAACGGGCAGGGATGGGCGCTTACGTTCAGCAAACCCAGCAATACGCCTTCAATAGCGATGCGCAAGCGCGAACGACGCCGTTCTTTTTCGACGCGGATACGGATGGACGTTCCTGGAACTGATATGTACGCTTGGCAACCACAATACGGGATTGGGGACTACACGGATGCCGATGGCAATCTGGTGGCGTCGAACATCGACACGCCGGAGGGCTCCCCAAGCCCCATACCGATTGTTTCGCAAGGGCCGGTTGTGAACGCTCCGGCGAATGCTGCCTCTGCCGCCGCCGGGTCGCTTTCGGCCTGGCTGAATGCGAACGCCATGACCGTAGCAATTGGATGCTCCATGTTTGTGGGCCTCCTGGTGATTGGAGCGGGAAAGAGACGATGACGCGGAATCCCAAAGGCCGGGTTGACGTGCTGGCGCTGGCGCTTGCGGAGCGCCTGACGCATGAACGACTCGAGCCGCGCATCGGAAATGTGCCGGTGTGGGATGTGCTCAAGCCCATCGCAGAACAGGGAATCAAGGCGGGCATGAAGTCGCTGGGCGTGCCTTGCAAAAACCTGCTCAATTCAGGGTTTGGCAAGGCGCTTGAAGCGGCTCTCGATAGGACGCGCGTGTCCGGGGGGTGCGCCTGATGTACCAGGGACTCGGAGCGCCTTACGTGACCGGAAGTAGCGGCGCAATCATCGACTGCGGGCAATGGGGCAACCTGTTCCAGTCCGCATGCTGGAACCCGTTTGCTCAGACGTACTCCATGCTCGACTTCACCACGCAATCGGGTCTCGGCCCGGCGGCGAGTCCCGCTACTGTGGCGGCGGTGGCGGCGGATACACAGACGGTGATTCAACAGCAATGCGCGGCGAATCCCGCCGATTGCGCCATTGCGAGTTCAAGCGATCCATACGCGGCGTCGGCGGCGGCGGGTGTTGCTGATGCGGTTTCGAGCGTGACCGGCGCTATTCCAACTTGGCTTTGGGCGGTCCTTATCGGCGGCGGGGCGCTGCTGGTCTATACGGCGGTGTCGAGGTAAACCCATGTACGAACTTTCTCAACCTCTCAATCCGGAGCTCTACGGCGTGCGGCCCGATGGCGTTCGTTTCCTCGAGCGTCAAGGGATGGGATGCAGCGGCCTCGGCTGCAATGGCATGGGCGGATTGACCATGGACGGATCCGGCATCTTCGGTACTGGCATCTTCGGCACTGGGGTAACCTTGACGGACTTCTCAACCTGGAGCATCGGGGAATACGCGGCGATCGCTGTCGGGCTCTTCGTGCTGTTCTCTGTGGCCTCCACGGGTCAGAGTGCCGCGTCTTCGGTGGGGCGCAAGGTCAAGTCGATATCGAAGATTGGGCAAAAGCGGCGGGCAACGAAGGCGGCGCGGCTTCGTAGTGAAGCGGCGCAACTGGAGGCGGCATGACGAATCGCCCCTTGACCTGGCCTTTCAAAATCGACAAGACCCAGCTCCTGAACGGGATTTTCGGCATCGTGTGCGCGGTCGCCTCGCTCGCTGCGGAAACCGATACCATGCCCTTCCTGCCCGATAAGTGGAAGCACTACGTTTCCGGGGCCGCGGTAGTCGCCTTGTGGATCAAAGGGCACTGGAATTACTGGATCAACCCGAACGGGACTCCAGCAACCACGGCGTATGTGGCGCAAAAGCCCAATCCGGCGGTGTCGCAATGAAAACTCGGCGTAACATGTGGCCTTTCGGCACGAATCAGCCGCTCGGGCCGGTTGTGTCCTACGGCAAGCGGCGGCCGGCTCCGGTAGGTAGGTCACGCGCGTCCTCCCCTGCACAAGAGAAAGCGGCGGCGGCGGCAAAGCGGGCGGCGAAACTCGACGATCCGGCCTTGGAACGCAAGTTGAAAGCCCACTATGCCAAAGGAGGGAACCTTAACGAGTTCCTACAAGCGAATCCGGGGGCGGTCCCGAAGTGCCACCTTTGCCACAAGCCTTTGAAGGTTGAACAGACGTTGCATCGTGAGCCGGATGGCGGCATCGTGCATGATCTCTGCTGGCGGCGCCGCAACCCATCGAAGGCAACGGCAGAGGATAGGGAGCGGCGGGCGCAAGAAAAACATCAAGAGTGGGTGAGCGCGCAGCAAAAAAAGATGGTTGCGAAATGGAACGCTGAATTTGCGCGGCAGGCGGCGGCGAAGAAGCGAAGCAACGCGGCGCGCAATGCAGGTCGCGGCATGTTCCTTGATTCTCGCGTCATTGATAGGGCCGTTAAATCGCGGTATCCGTCGGCAACCGGGTGGACAAACCACAACGGCAAAATAATCGTGGATACGCCATCGGGAGAAGTGGTATTGACCTTGCGCCAGTTGGGCATCAGGCAACCCGATGATGACTATTACACCAATCCGGCAAAGGGCAAGCGTAACCCCTCTGCTGCTGCTGCCGATGTATACGAAGAGTTCCACGGTATGCCCTCGGCTGAAATCGTGGAAGTGACGAAGCGGGTTCACTTCCATGAGCATCTTGCGGCCTTGGGGAAGCTCGAAGCTCTGGTAGTGCAGCGCAACGGCAACGAACATCGTCTGGTGGGCTTCAAGGGCGCAAAGCTCTGCTGCAACGAGCGGAAGAATCAGTTGTTCGTTGAAGGCGGCGATCAGGCGCTTGACGCTTCCGACTTCGGCTTCAAGGGCGATTGGCCGCATGAGAAGAACACGCTGGGGCCGGTCACGCGCTTGGAGTACTTCACAACCAAAAAGCATTTGGGCAGTGAAGGCGGCACGGCGATCTACTTCCACCTTCCGGCAGAGCCGGAGCGCGGGCGGTCTGCCGGCACGGGGCCGGATCTGATTTACGACGCGGTAAACGAGTCCCTGGAGTTCGCCGGGGGAACGTACGAGATTTTAGCGGAGGGCATCTCAAGATGAAACCCGCCCAAACGAGAACGCAACTTGAGGAGGTTGCATCATGGCAATAGTAGCAACGCCGGTTGAAGCGACGAATAATTACAGGTCGTTCAACATCACGGCTCTCGACGCGGATACCACCCTGACATTCGCCCACGGCTTTGGGGCGGCGCCGCCGGACTTTTTCGCGGTCACTCCGGCGCTGTCGGAAGGGGTGACCAATACCAGCACCTGGGGCTTGACGGCCTCCGGCGCAAACTTCATCCTGACCAAACAGAACGCTACGGGCAGTGGCGGGGCATCGGGCGGGGTTTCGGTTGTAGCCAAGGTCTGGGGCTGGCTCCCTCACACGGCGGCCCGGTAGGACACGCGCGTCCTCAGTGGAAAGGTGAATCCGATGATAAAACGTATCTTGAGTTTGTTGGCTTTGATGGCCGCGGCGCTCGCGGTCGCGGTTCCCCTGGGCCTCTGTCATGGTCATTCCTTGCTGTGGCTGTTCGGCGGTGGCATGGGTCTTGCCGGTGCAATCGTGGCGACTCCAGTCGAAACCCTCAACAACTGGAAGGACTGGAACATCGCGTGCCTTGACGCCGATACGGCCGGCCAGTTCGCGCATGGCATGGGGCTCGCGCCCGACTTCTACACGATCACGCCGGGGCTATCGTTTGGCGGCTCCGGGGCCGCGGGGTTGTCGCTTGGGACTGCCGGCGCTTACGGCGTCCTCGCGGGTACCACGATCACGAATACCGGGGCGACCCTCATCACGGGCAACCTCGGCCTATCGCCTGGGAGCGCAGTAACGGGCGCGCCTGTAGTGACGGGCGCAACCAACATCGACAATCCCGCCGCGGTGACCGCTCAAGCCGATCTCACTACGGCGTATTTGGCCGCCGCGGCGCTCTCGCCTTCGACCATCGCCACGGCGCTTGGCGGGCAAACGCTCAATGCAGGTACCTACTCGGCGCTGTCGGGTACGTTCACCCTTGCCGCGGCGGGGGTTCTGATTCTCGACGGGCAAGGGAACCCGAACGCTCTTTTCGTCTTTCAGATGGCTACCACGCTGACAACTGGGGCGGGCTCAAGCATCTCGCTCATCAACGGCGCTCAGGCTCAGAACGTGATTTGGCAGGTGGGAAGCTCGGCAACCATCGGTACTACCACGGCGTTTTTCGGCTCCATCCTAGCCTTGACCTCGATCACGGTTAGCACGGGGGCCACGGTCAACGGTCGCATGCTGGCGCAGAATGGTGCCGTCACGTTGGCGGCCAACACAATCACCGTTCCGGGCTCCGGTGGAGGCGGCGGTGGATTCGGCGGCGCCCTCTCCCAGTGGGGCATGACGGTGGACGCCACGAACGTCTACCTCACCAAACAGAACAGCGCGGGCAGTGGCGGGCCGGCCTCTGGCGTCTCGGTAGTCGCCAAGGCGTTCTGCTGGCGTCCGCATACGAGTAGGCGGTAGCCCATGGCCTACGTGGAACAAGTCACGCATATCGCAAACCCGGCAACCGGCCGGAGAAAGAGGCGCAATGTGGCAAAACGCATGACGCTGAAACAGAAGCTGCACTTCGGGACTTCGCGCCAACGCGCGGCTGCAAAGGCGGGCCTCTCGAAGAAACGACATTCCAAGGCGAAGCGGCGCAATACGGCCGCCCCTCGCAAACGAGTTACCAGGCCGCGTACTCAAGCCGTGGCCCGGCGCCGGAACATTGGCGAAGTGGTGTACCTGCTTGGGGCAAATCCAGCACGTAAAAAAAGGAGCAATATGGCAACGAAAACCAGGCGCAAGGCTGGAAGCCACAAGCAAACCAGCAACCCGCGCCGCAAGCAGAATCGCCGGAGGAATCCGGTCATGGTCACGCGGAGACGCCACGCGCGCCGCAATCCGGGCAACGTGAACATCATGGAGTACGTGAAGATGGGCGGGGCCGTCGTGGCCGGCGCGGTGGGGTCCAAAGCCCTTACGCAGCTCGTCCTTTCGACTTCGAACGCGGGCATCATGGGGTACTTCGGTAACCTCGTGGCAACCATCGCCCTCGCATACGGCTCGAAGATGGCGTTCAAAGACGACAAGATCGCTCAGGGCGTCGTTGGCGGCGGTCTCGCTCAGATCATCGTCCGGGCGTTGACCGATTACACGCCGTACGGGTCGGTCCTCGCCAACGCGGGCGTGGGCGACTACCAGACGAATTGGAACTTCGTCTGGCCGCAACGCGTGCAACCCGGCTATCCGCCGCGGTTCATCCAGGCGGCGGCAATCGGCGGCGGGCCCGCGGTCGGCGTGCCGGTGGTGACTCACGCGGCGCCCACGGGAGCGAAGGCGGGCGTCGGCTCCATGCAGAGGTGGAATTAGCGCCTGAGGCGCTGAACGGGGCGCGGGATCGTCTCGCGCCCCAAAACAGACGAAAAGGAGAATTTCAACAATGACACCATCAGCGAATCAGGGCATTATCGGCCAGCGCGCCGCCGCCGCGGGAGTCAGCCTGACTCCCGGCGGGAACGTTTCCCAGGCAGACATGAACGCCTTCATGGGCGGCATCAAGGACGTTGTGACGGGCTTCTACTACTCCACCATCAAGTTGGCGGCGGGGCAGGCTCTGAGCAACATCTACAACTTCTTCAACGCGGGCCTGGGGCAACCCGACCCGTATCCGCTCTCGACCGTGACCGGCCCGGTGCCGATCCTCTCCAAAGTGGAAACCAACATCCTCGTGGCCTCGAACTTCGGTTTGACGCCTCCCTACGACATCATCATCGACTCCATCGGGCTGTACGTGGACCCGATGACGGTGAAACGCGACCTCGACGTGCTGCGGCTCTACAGCTACTTCGAGTTCCAGATCCTCGGCAAGGTTCAGTGGGACGGCAAGATCGAGTTCTACCCCGCGGGGCAGGGCGTCTCCGGCTTCTCGACTCAGAGCAACGAGTCCGGCTGGCAGAACGGTATCAGTGATCCCAACGCCAAGAAGCGCTTCGGGGAATACGGCAAGTACCTGCCTCCGAACCTCTCGTTCTCGTGGCCGCTGTACTTCCCGCCCACTTCCGGCCCGGTCGGCGGAACTTTCCCGCCCACTGCCGCGACGGGCATTCCGTCTCAGGTTTCCTTGCTGGCCTATGCCGCGACCCCGACGCCGGGGTTGGGTACCCAGTTGCGCGCCATCATGAGCGGCATCCTGGGCCGGCCGGTCACGTAGTCGGTTCTCGGTTCGGATGGGGCGGGGCTTGCGAGTCCCGCCCTTCCGGGCCTGTTTTGTTGACGAAAGGGAAGCCATGGACCCAAATAACATACTCGCCCCCTGGGGGGATGCCTATCAGACGCCGTGTTCGTGCGGCGGTAACCCTGTGTCGGCGTGGATACAGGCGAATCCATGGCTTGCCCTCGCCATTGCAGCGGGGGCGCTGTACGTGGTCAGTCACGGGGGTAAACCGTGAATGGAAAACTCCCATGTGGTGAGGTTGGTTGCCCCTTAAACCGCCGGGCCGCCGCGAAAATCTCGCGCTGGCGCAAGGCTTTGGTGGGCATCTACGGAGTAGCTTGCTTGGTTTTCTTCCTGCTACCGCACGGCGGGGTGAATGCTAAAGTGTCGCCTCCAGAGACGTTTAATCAGTCTCAGCAAATGGACGATCAACGTTTGGGCGTGCTCGAAGCAGTAGGGTCGGAGCACCGTTTGAGCGTGTTGGAAGCTGAAGTAGCTAGCTTGGGGTGGGAGCTTCGGAGTATGCTAGTTGGCATGGCGTTGCTTTTGGTAGAGGCGGGCTTCCGGGTGGGAAAGCGGGCGGCATGACGGGCGAATCCCTCCGGCAACACGATATTGCGCTCTCCAAGTGCGGGCGTCCGCTGCCTCCGTTCCCTGGTGTGCGGGTCGTTCCGATCTCGAAGTCCTGGAAAGCCTGGGCCACGTTCAACGCGCCGCCGGCCACTCTCGTTTCGACGGTTCCCACAACGATCAGCGGCGATACAACCTGGATGCTGCGGGCTATTTCGTCCTACGTCACCGTCCCGGTGGGCATCTCGCTTCAATTCCAGTTCCCGGACGGCAAATTCCTCTTTCACGACGTTTCGGACATTCGCGCGATCGGCGGCTTTGGATCTTGGCGCTATCCGTTGACGAAAGAACGCGCGTGTCCTCCTGGCACGAAGATCATCGCGACGTTCAACGATACGACTCCGGCAACGCCGCAAGCGGTCCCCCTGCTCTTAGAAGGGGCGTACTACTATCACGTGCCGGACACGGGCGGTTCGCGAACGCTGGCTCTCGTTTCTGCCCTGCCCCGATATGCCCCTCAGGTGAATCAAAACATTCTGGCGCCGTGCTGGGCGTTTGGGGAAGGGCCGCAACCTCCAACGGGCTTCAAGGACGATGCGGGCGGCTTCACTTACGTCTCCCAGATTCAACCGATCGACGTTGGCGCCACGACGGCGAAAAACCAGTTGATCTCGATCCAAACAGAGGGCGGCTCGGACATGGTTGTCCGCAACGTCTATTTCAAGGTGACGCAAGATGCCGGGGTGACAGGCGCAAACGTCATGGTGAAGCTGCGGGACTCCAGCGGCTACGCCTTTACCGACGATTACATGCTGTACGGGCTGCTCAACGGCGTTCCGTTCCTGAAAGACTGGATTGTCCGGGCGACGAATACCGTCTTCGTCGATCTGAGCCTGGTAGACTACTCCGGCGCGGGCAATGTGTACGTGCAAGTCTTCTTGTCGGGTACGAAGCGGAGGCGGGCATGAAGCGGAAGCGGACACGCGCGTCCTACCTGTCGCCGGCCTGCAAGCGGACACGCGCGTCCTACCTGTGGGGTGCTCTCTAATGTGGGGCATGGGCGAAATGTTCGCGGTTTACGGCGGGGATAACTTCGTCGGGCCTATCCCGGTCGCACAACCCGCTACGGTGCAAGCCCTGCTGAACATGCTCCCACTGGAGCCGGGGCAAAGCGCGGCGCAACGGCTGGCGGCGGCCACGGCGGCTGCTCTCGACTACGCACAGACGATGATGCAGCGCGGGCAGGCTCCGGCCCTGGTAGACCCGGGCGTCTATTACCGGCCGCAATTCGTTCCAGCGCCGACGCCGCAAGGCTTCCACGATGTAGACTTTATCGCCTACTTCGATGCGATCTCCACTCCGGTGCTTGGGATCACGCTACAGGCTGGCGCCGAACAGTTGGACGTTCCCTTGCAACTGGAAAACGATGCGGACTTCATCTTCCGGGGAATCCGAATCCTTGCGACCCTCGCGTCAGAAAGAGGCGGGGGGCTGCCGCCGCGGTTCCAGTTCAAAACGCCTGATGGTACGCCGCTGTCTTCCAAGTTTCCCGCGCTGCCTCCCCGCTTGGATCAGTCCTATCGGGCCGGTGGTTTGAACCTTGGGCCCACAGGCACATACGAGCTTCCCACGGTGCCAACGGACGCGGAAGTCCTCTGTCCCGCCAGCAGTGCCTTCCTGATGAACGTCTACAACCCGAATGCGGTACCCGCCACTCTCAGCGGATTCATCGCTTTCTTTGGAGTAAAGAGGTACGCCAATGGCTAGGCTGACGAAAAAGGCTCGGCGCAATGCGGCGCTCAAGGGATGGCGGCGCCGGACGCGCAATGCTCCGAAGCGGCGCAACGCCGGTAGCTCTCAGAGCGGTAGTGGCAATTCGCCTACGGCTACCCGGACGGCAACCTCCACGAAGGCAACCACCACGGGCAACAAAACCGGAACGTCTACGGGCGGCGCGGTATCGGGTGGCGGGGGGAATATCACCGTGAACGTGAAGCGCAACCCTCCGAAGGGCTTTATCCGCTGCTCTGGGGTCAAGATCACCCGGAAAAACGGTAGGACAGAGGTACGAATCAGGAAATGACGCCTCAACCCCAAATCGAGCAATGGCGGCATCACGATTACGTATTCTCGGTGCCACCGCTGGTCTCTGGTCAACTGATTCAAGCGTTCCCGTTCCAGTTCGATGCGGACTACCCCTTTGAAATGCGCTCCATGGCGGCGCGCGTGCCGTACTCTTCGACTGCGGGGCCCACGTTCGGGACGCAAGCGGGGCTGAACCTCATCTCAATGCGCTGGTCGGGTCCGAACAACGACTATCGGCAAGCGGCCGGCACGAACGCGACCAATACCAGCCTGGTCCCCTTGAACCTGCTGCTCGGTCCCTACTTCGGCCAACTCGGAAACCCAAAGCCGGTCTATCCTCCAATCCGTTACCCGCGTTCGGGCTTTATGATGTTCGACATTCGGAACGACGGGCCGAACACGATCACGGGATTGCAGATCTTCATGCGGGGTGTGAAGGTCGGGCCGTGGGGGTCATGGGACACCTACACATACCCGGCGCAGATGGGGCGGCAACCGCTGCCGTTCTGGTATCCCTCGCAGCTCGTTTCGACGGCCGTACCGAATCCGGCGCTTCAAACCCAGACGCTGGCGGTCAATCAGGTCCCGATCCTCAATAATCCCTTCGTGCCGGATATCGACTCGGACTTCGTGTTCCGCTTCGGGCAAGCGGGACTTGAGGGAGCCTACGAGGTCTTCATCACCTTGCGCGATGAGGGGTGGAAGCCCTACAGCACGGACGGCACGGGGCATCCGGCGCCGGTGCATGCGGATATCCTCTTCGGGCGCTCCGGCTTCCCGGCGGTGTTTCCTTGCGGCCCTGCGAATTTTGTGGCTCCGGTCGGGCCGGGGGCGTCCCAGCCTGGCTTGATCGTCCCTGAAATCTACCTCCCGAAGAACCATCGGATGTACTACGACATCCAGCGGGACGATAAAGCTTATGCGGGGGCGGCTCCTGTCGATTATCCGATGACTTGGGGGGGAATGAAGGTGTACCCAGCATGAGCAAGATTATCGGCGGTCCAGTGACGCAAGAGGAACGCTCGGCAGTCCCCGCAAAGGATCTCTGGAAGGGGACGGACTGTGGACGGTTCGACCCGGAAAAGAGCGATCATATCCACGGGCGGGGCGGGGCGGCTCCGCTGCTGTTCTCGGCGGGCCGCGGGTTCGATGCCTCGAAATTCTGCCAAGTCTGCGGGATGCGGTGGGCGTGGTGCATGTGCGGTGAGGCGGCTTTGCGTGAAGGTATGACGGAACAGATGAAAGAATCCCGCGATCACATGCTTGACCAAATACCGGGCGGGCGTACCTCGGAGGCATCATGCTAAGTGCTCTCTGGCTCGATCCTCTCATCCGTGCAACCTGGGGGAGCTACAACCCCTTGGTGTTGGCGCAACTGGACTCGCTGGTCAATGAGGACTGCTACACGCCGAAGATTTACCGGATACCGGACCCTCAGACGGAAGTGATTGCAGCGGGGAAGTATTGCGAGTTCGGCTTGGAAATCACGCCGGGGAGTCTCCTGTACGGCTTCCTACTGCCCTGCGATCCAATCACGGGCATCCCTCAGCCGTTCACCTTCCAGTTGAAGGACATGAGCACAGGTCACACCTTCTTCGATGAGCCGATACCCTCGGTTTTGCTGGCGAATTATCACACGGAGGTCTTGGACGCTCGTGTGCCGGCGCAATCGTGCTTCTGGAACCTGCTGAACGCGGTCTATCCGGTGGTGGGAACCGGCCTCTTCCGGGCGCAGATTCAAAGTACGGCCGCTATCGGTACGCAGCCGGCGCGGATTGAGATTGGCGTGGGAGCCTTGGAGGTGTCGCCGTGCAACTGAACGCCCGTCAACCTCGCCTGGTATATGGGCCGGAAGCAACGAAGCAGGTGCACGCGATGAATCAGGAGCAATCGCGGCGGGATGCGTGGCCCTATCCCTGGCTTTGTCCTGCGGAAGATGCGGAGCCGCGGTCTCCGTCAAATTCGATTTTGGCTCCGGCGCTCAATACTTTGGCGGAAGTTCTCGCCTTCGTCGTGCCCACGGGCTTCCAGTTCGCTTTGACGGGCATTGTGCAAGTCTTCGCCGGGGCAGGCTACATCCCCGGCGATCAGGATATCTTTTGGGTGGTGGACCTCGATTCACCGATCGGTGTGGCCTCGGTTGAAGGCGATCCCTTGCCCGATCTGAACAACATCGCCATCCCCCTGGGCGGCTTCATGGGCGCGGCCTCGCTGGGCGGCATCACGGCGCCGTGGCGGTTCCCGAAACCGCATATCTTGAAACCGAATCAGGTGCTCCGGTCTAAAGTCTTCCTTCCGACGCTGAACCCTTTGACTGGCGCGTTGAATGGAATCACGCCGGGGACTCCCAACCTCTTCATCTCGGTATTCGAGGGCTTCACCTGGCCGGCGTAGGCTCTATGCCTAAGATCGTCGTCAACTTCTGCAAGAACCCCTCAGACGAATCGGAAGACCTTATCCGGCAAGCGGAAACCTCCCGGAACGTGATTGAACTGGCGCGGCTGTACCAGTGGGGTCGGTCGCATTACCATCCCGAAGTTTCAGCAGCGGCGGAGAAACGGGCGGCGCAGTTGCGATTTCAGCACTCAGCCTTGGAATTAGAGCAGCGGGGCGCGCTACGCCGCAACCTGACAGATCGCGCCCATCGCTACAGAGCGAACGCGGAGCCTCCAGACGGTCCGAAAGTATGCCTTTTCTGCGGTACTCACTCAAAGCTCATGGTGGGGCATCTCGACGGGCACGAAGGGCACAACCAGGCGGATAACCTGCATTGGACGTGTCGGTCGTGCAATGCCCTCCATGCGAACGCTTTGAAGCGGGCAAGAATGGGGCGGCGAACGGCTCAGTTCAATCCTACGAAGTCCGGTGGAGCTTTCAACGTTGGGGAATGGGCGAACGCTGTAGGGGCAATCACGGCGCACCAATCTCCAGACCTGAGGGGTAAGGCGGGTGCCCTGGGGGCTGCTTCCACGATGAGCGTTTCGGACGCTGTAGCAATGATCCGGGCCACTCCAGCGCATAAGCGGTCTGAGTTTGCGGCTCAACTTGGAAAGCACAAGAGCGGGCGGCGCGGCGGCGGTTCCTCCGATATCCCCTTCTAACTGCCGGTGCTACAATCGGGTCATGCCTTTTTGCGCTGTTCTCTCGCTGCTGCTGCTGTTCATCGCGGCGCTCGGACAATCCTGGTTCTGGCGTGTCGGTCAACCTGGCCTTGCGTGGTACGGCGGCGCCGCCTTCTACTGGGGCGTCTTCTTCCTGGCCTTGTACCTGGAATGGCCGACATTGAAAGCTCTGGGGATGTAAGCTATGCTTGTAGGGGTCTAAATGAGACTTGACGTATACGTTCACGAAGCCCCAAGCGGTCTCGAAGATAAAATCGATGCCGTGTTAGCTAACCAAAGGAGCCTTATGTTGAAAATAACCGATTGGGCCGCGCAGGAACAGGCGGACCTTACCCAGATCAGCACCACTCTCGATAACGTCGTGGCCGGCATAGCCGCGCTCGACGTTCTCATTACCAACTTTCAAAATTCGCCGGGCGCATTTTCGGCGGCGGATCAGGCCGCGCTCGACGGCATTCAGGCTGCGAGCCAAGCTCTCGTGACCAAAAGCGCCGCGATCAGCGTGGCGGCACCGGCTCCTCCGGCCGCGTAGTCGTTAATGGGAAGCGGGGCCTCGGCCCCGCTTTCTATTTAAGGAGATACGATATGCTATTCCTGCTACTTTTCTTCCTCTTTTTCGGCGGCTTTGGTGGATGGTACGGCGGCAATCGCTGGTTACCGGGCTCCGGTCCTGGAATCAGCCTTGGAACTATCGTCGTTATCTGCCTCGTCATCTGGTTGCTTGGCGGATTCGGCGGCGGCTTCGGGTACATGCACAGAGCCTGGTAGTACAATCGGTGCATGGATCAGCCTGATATCTTTGTTGCGGCCCTGGCAACGGCTCCATTCGCGGCGCGCGGGTCTTCGTTCGATAAATTCTGCGGCGCGTGTGGCAAGCGGGTGATGGTGGCTCCTAGCGGGCAACTGTTTCTGAAAAAGCACCCCGACATCCCAATCTGGTGTTTGCCCTGCGTCATGGAACGCTTGCCGGCGGGCATCACGTTCGCGCGCTCTGCGCATGCGGAAACTCTGGACGCTGAAACGAAAACGTCGGTTCCAAATCTCTTCAACGAGCGGAACTGACTTTGTGGGAGCCTCTAGGACGCGGAAGTGCCGTTTTAGGCCCTGGTGCTACAATCGCTCCGGTGGCTGCTCAACCGTTCCTCTTCGGGCCTACGTGGATTCCGGTTAAAGACGGCGACTTTACCGGCATGGCCTTGTTTCTGCGCCATTACACGGCGCGGGCCTCTCGCAAGCAGTTCCAATTCGTCGGCCCTGGCGGAAAGATGGTCATGCTTACGCCGGATGCGCGGGCGCTGTTCGTGTGGCGCAAGTTCATCAGCGATGCGGGCGAAATGTCTTTGTGGGAGCCTCTAGGACGCATCGCCGGGGGCTTCCGAATGGTATCCATTCTGTTTTAAGGCTACAATCGGACGCATGGGTCGTATCGTCTGTCATTTCTCTTGCGGGGCGGCGTCGGCGGTCGCTACAAAACTCGCTTTTACCCAGTATGGGCACGCGCAGATAGTGATTTATAACGCCTTCCTGCTCGAAGAACATGCCGACAATCGGCGTTTTCTTGCGGACTGTGAGCGATGGTTTGAGCATCCCGTAACCGTTTTGCAGGATCAGAAGTACGGCGCATCGGCTCATGAGGTTTGGCGGCGCAAGCGATTCATGAATTCCGCTTTTGGCGCTCCCTGCTCGATGCTTTTGAAGCGGGAATTGCTCGATGCCGCTTGCCTTCCTGAAGACACCCACGTTTTCGGTTTCACAGCCGACTTTGAAGAGATACGGCGGGCGCGTCCGTTTCTTGAGAACGGCGCATTGTGCCCGTTGATAGATAGGGGCTTGTCTAAAGCCGATTGCCTTGCGATTGTGGAGCGGGCTGGGCTTGAACTTCCGGTCATGTATCGCCTCGGCTACCAGAACGCAAACTGTATCGGCTGCTGCAAAGGTGGCATGGGGTACTGGAACAAGATCCGGCGCGACTTCCCCGATACCTTTGTGGCCGTCGCTGACATTCAAGAGGCGATTGGGCCGGGGGCGTTCATGTTTCGGGACCGCTCTACTGGCGTGCGGTTTTCGTTGCGCGATTTGCCCCCCCGATGCTGGGCGGGCCGATGAAACCGTGCCGGAGTGCTCTTTCTTTTGCCAGATGGCAGAACAGGACATGCTCTGTCCTGCGGGTGTAGAATGATCCCTCTCCCATCTCCCGGTGGTTGCTGGTACAACCCGACTCGGCGCGGGCAAACAAGGGGATTGCGTTGCTATTGGGAGCGGCGAAACCTCTGGCGCGTTTTGCAAGCGGCGTATAACCTATGCTGGCTTGCGCTTCATGGCCGGTGGTAGTTTCCTCTTTGCGGGAGCCTCTAGGACGCATCGCCGGGGGCTCGGTAATGGTATCCATCCTGTTTTTTGGGCGTATGATGGGCTTGTATGCTCGTCTCCCCGGATTCCTCCATCCACACGATACCGGCTCTTGCACAACCGGGAGTCGGCCAGTCTTACGTTGATCCGGTTTTTGGCTCCACCATCACGCGGCTAACGGATTCGGCGCACTCTCCCGATAATGCGCGTGGTTCCGGCTTCCTGAACACGATCCGGCCAGAGTACCCTACAGTCTGCCCCTGGTCGCTCGGTAACGCATGGTTGATCCTTCAACACAATTCGTACTTCGGCCTCTATACCGGGCCCGGGGCTTACGTCTCAGACCTCCCATTCTCAATCGCGGCATCATCGGAGCCTCGCTGGTCGCGGTCAGACCCGAACATCCTGTACTTTCACGTTGCCGGGGGTAACGCCCTGCTCTACTACAACGTGGCAACGGGTGCCACGCGGACGCTTCGGGTGTTCTCGGAATACTCCGCAATTTCAGGCGGCGGGGAAATGGACACGGCGGGTATGGGTGACTTCCTAGTCCTGGCCGGCGACGGGAAAGAGGCATTCGTCTACAACGTGGCGGCGGATATCCAGTCTCCAGTCGTTCCCATCGGCGCGGCCTGGGACTCCCTCTACATCGCGCCGGATGCCTCCCGGTTCACCATTACCGAAACGGGCGGCATCAATGAGTACCTGACGGCGACGGGCGCGGCGCTCGCGCTTCCGCTGGCTCAATCGGGCTCGCACATGGACGTGGCGGCGCTGGCGGGCGGTCAGTTCCTGGTTCGCACCAACTCGAACGACGCAAGGCCGTTGGCAGGCTTCCCCAACGCTATCGAGCTCGTGAACCTCGCCGGTGGAGCGGAAACCGGGTTGCTTTCCTTGCCTTGGTCTTTGGCTGTTCACGTCTCGGCCTCGGATGCGGGGCTGGCGGCTGTCGAAACCTACGCGGCGCTTGGGGCGCAATGGGACGTTTTCACAAACGAGATTCTGGCGATCGCGCTTGACGGCTCCACCACAAGGCGGCTGGCACACCATCGTAGCGCGGTCGCGGACTACAGCTCAATGCCGTTGACGACGGTACGGCGGGATGGAGCCTTCGCGGTTTTTGGCTCCAACTGGGGCAACGCTTCGGGAGCCATGGACACGTACCTACTTTCGTTGGGTACTCCCGCGGCGTCTGGGCCTCCGCTGCCTTCTACGCCCGCGACGGTGCCGGTACCTCCCAGTAAGGCGCCGCGACGTCCGGTCCCAGTAATTGTTCCGGTTCGTGGACCTTCTCCCGTGGGTCCAGTACATCGAATGGTTTAGGTCCTGGAAAGGCGTACAATGGGCCTTGTAATGCCCTTCCGTCCTCAATTCGCCTATCCTCCTCCCCCCGATGGCTTTGCAGATGACGACTTCAACTACGTCTACTCGGCTCAGAACACGCCAGCATTGGTTCAAGGGATAGCACCAGGTCAAACGGTGCTCGACGTGTCCCTGTCCCTGGAACTGGGCGCGGAGTACCACATCCGATCCATCGAAGTAATCGACCCATCGGGATTGGGCGGCTTTCGGTTCCGTGATGCCTCTGGAACGCTCCTCGTGGAAAATGGGGCTTTCGTGCCGTCCTCTCTGGGCTTCAACCCGTCGCCGGGGTGCATTGCCCTCGAGCCGGAATTGGTCTGTCCTGCTGGATCGGCGTTAACGGTTGACATCGCAAACCTCTCGTAGCAGAATGGATTTGCGGCCTTTGTGGGGCGCCGCCTTGGCTGAGTCTTCCTCGCGGAACTTTTCGGCCTCTTACAAGTTGCCCCACTTAAACCCCTTCCCTTTCAGGCGTATACTTGGCTTGTGGCGTCCTTTTCAAGCCGAGAGAACGGGATAGCGGCTTCTCGTGTGGCATACGGGAACTCACCGCCGTCTGGCGTGCGTCCACTTGCTCCTGGCGAAGATGCGCCGGTGCGTAAGTTAGGGCAGGGATTTGGGTATAGCTTTCGAGCGCACACGGCGCTTTATCTTTCGCCGCTGATACAGTTTAGCGTGAGGCTGTATATCCCAAACCCGCCAGTACTGACGACCCCGCTTGACTTCTACGTCATACTGGACGGCTTGCGCGGCTATCCGGTCCAGTAGGTTGACATAGCGAACCTGAGCTAATGCCAGACAAGCGGGAAAAACGGTTCAGGCGTGAACATCGGCCCAAAAACAGCCTCCCTTCCGGCGTTCGTCTGGTGTACCGTCCAAAGACGCAAGAAGAGGTTGAGCGGGTCTGTGCGCGTGCCGATGAGTGCTTGGGGTCGCCGTTCATGCAGTTGCCCGGTGAGCCTCCGCAAGATCAGATTGTTTTCAGCACCACTGACGGAACGCCGATTCCCGTTAAGGCCGTGGAAATGGTCTTCAATGATGCCTGTTTGCTCGACTACGCTTATGGCGCGGGCCACTACTGGGATACCTCGCTTTTGCGTGAGCGCGAAGTCTTGGAGGTCGCACGGCGTCTCTACGGGATGTTGGAAAGCGCCTGGAAGCCCTCAAGGGCGGTTCAAAAACCAAATTGACTTTTGGTTGACATAGCGAACCTCTCGTAGCAGAATGGGTTTGCGCCCTTTGTGGGGCGGCGCCTTGCTGGATTATCCTCGCGGAACTATCCGGCTCTTACAAGTTGCCCCACTTAAACCCCTAGAAGCTGCGGCGCTTCGCTTCCATCTCCATCGCTTCCTGCGCTCGGATGTTGGGATTCTCGACTGCATAGGACGCCACCAGCTCTATCAGCCGGTCAAGGGTCTTCACGCGCTTGTCTTCTTGTTTCCAGAGGATAGCGCGGTATTCTTTCAGTTCGCGGAGCGTGGCGAATCTCAGGGCGGCGCGGTGTCTCCCTTTGATCGTGATGCGGCGGGGCAGGTTTTCGAAGCCGGGTAGCGCGAGCTGGTTCTGGGCGATTTTGCTTTGGCGGCGCTTGAGCATCCAGACTATTCGGTCCACCATCTACGGGTGTCGGAACTGCTCAAGCATTTCGGCCTCGGATTCGTAGATGCTCTCGGCTATCTTTCGAACAGAGGACTTCCCCTCTGAAAGCATGAGGGCGGTTTCGAGCGTGATATCGAGGTCGCGGGCAATGTCGGTTTCCATGGCCCTGATAGTAACAGGAATGACGCGGGAATTGAGCTTGTGTGGTCATAGTACTATCGTGGCAGGGGCGGCATTCCTGTTTTATCCCTAGGTGGCGTCGCACACGGGGCGTATAATTGATTCGTGAGCCTTCTTTTCTGCGATTCCTTCGATCACTACACCACGGCCTCTCAGAAGTGGACGGTGGTAACAGGCTCTGAAAGCATAGGGCCTGGTGGCATCGGGCCACGCACCGGCGTCAATTCGCTTCAGTTGGCTGGGTTCTTTGGGCCTAGCTGGCTCTTCGCGGGACGGACGGCTCTTGTCGCGGGAACGGCCTTTGTCCCGACTACCATCGCATCCGAAATCGGCGTCTTCCGGTTTACCAACACTGGGCAGTACAATATCATGATCGCCCTGCAAAGCGATCTCAGCATTGCCATTTATCGGTACGACTACATCGATAATCGGATAGCGCAGTCGGCGGCGGGCGCGTGCATTCAGAACGGGTACAACTACATCGAAGCGTCGGTGGTTTTCGCCGTTGGGACCGGGTCTGTGATTGTGCGCGTCAACGGCGTCCAAGTGCTCACGTTCACCGGAACTACGGTGGGCGGCGCTGGCAGCAATCCGCCGGCGGTCACGGGGTTTCAGCTTTTGGGCGCTTCGGGGGCGGCCGGTTCTCAGCATGACGACGTCTACCTGCTCGATCCCGCGGTGTCTCCGAACACCTCTTTCCTCGGGGCCGTCCGTGTCTATGCGGAGGTCCCGAACGCGGACAGTGCGGATATCGCATGGACCCCGCTGGTAGCTGGGGCGCATTTCCCGATGGTCGATTCCGTCCCGGTCAATCCGGCGGATTATGTTTTCAGCAACACGGTAGGGCAGGTCGACGAGTACCTGTCTCCAATCGTGGGTATCCCTGCATCGTCTTCGGTGCTTGCGGCACAACACGTCCTTATGGCGGGCCTCGACGTGGCGGGGAGTCGCGTTGTAGCCTCCTCGGTGAATGAGATCACGGGGGCGGTCGCCGTGTCGCTTTCCACCACGGCGCACATGATAACGCAGCCCTACGATGTGGACCCGGTAACCGGGCTCGCCTGGGTACTGGCAAGTATTCCGGCCCGGCGGATTGGGCCTGTTGTAACGGGCTGAGACCACCATGTCTATTTCCT